GTCCAGATGGACAACATTATCATAATCTTAAGCATTCTCACGCAGGTGAAGAAGATGTGGAAGATCAAAGATCTGGTATAAAGAGAATGACAAATGTTACTTATAATCCAAAAACAAAACAATTTACTATTGGTGGTTCAAGTGATGGTGATCCTAGATATGATATAGATAGTCCCGATAATACAGGAAGAAAAACGAATGAACAAAAAATAGCAGATAGAGCAGCGGCAGATGTTCAGGCACAAGGAAAAAAGAGAAATGCGGGATATAAATTTTTCTCAGAATTTCCAACTATGCAAAAATATCAAAATAATACATTAAAAAGAAGAGAATTTGTAAGAATAATAAGAAATGTATTAGTGGATATGGGAGAAACAGATAGGGCAGCACAATTTTATAATCAATCGGGTGCTAGTGTAGCTATGAGTAGCGATGAAGAATTTGAAGCTAGTATTAAAAACTTAACAAAAAATTACAAAAATTTAATGGGTCCTAGGAAGAAAGGATTATTTCAGAAACAATTAGTTGAAAAGGGTATATTTGCTAATTAATATAATATTTTTAATAACAATTTAAAATTATTATATGAAATTTATATAAATGTATATTTATAGTATTTTAGGAGGTATTATGTTATATTCTGGATATGTTAATAGAGAAAAATTATATCAAAAAACTATTAATCAGGGTTGGAACCTAGTGTATTATTATCATATGACAAAACAACAAATATCTAGTATATTATTTAAAATAAGAAAAGAAGAAGAAGAAGAAATTCTAGAAGAAGAAACTAAGATTTTAATAGGCTGGGATGGTGAAGTAGAAACTACCTTATCGTGGTACAGTGAACCAGATATAGATACATTTTTACAAAAAAAATTAGAAGATTTGAAATTATTATACTATTTTGATAAATATTATATGAAACAAATGCATAGCATAGACGATTTTAAAAGAAAATGTATTCCCAGTGATGAATTTTTTATGTCAATTGAATTTATTCAAGGGGACTACAGAATAGATATTAAAAATCATATGCATAGTTATCTTGTTGTAGGAAATAAATTATTTACAAAAACATTTTTAAAATGGTATATGAGGCGATATTATGGAATTGTATTAAAAGATAATTACCAAATAAATATAATGGATACAGATATCAATTATATAAATTTAAAAAATGGAGAGAAATATATTAACATTAAAGACCAACATAAATTTGAAATAATTAATATATAAGGAAACATATTTAAAAAAATTGATACTATAAATACATAATGGAGCAAATGCAATCCATGGAATCCGAGTCTAAAGTTTTTACAAGCGAAAAATATCATACATTGAATGATAAATGGGTTTTATGGGCTCATTTACCACACGACACCGATTGGACATTAAAAAGTTACAAAGAAATATATGAAATTAGTAATATAGAAACAGTAAATGCTATAAATAAAACTATACCCGAAAAAATGGTAAAAAATTGTATGCTTTTCCTTATGAGAAAAAATATAAATCCCACCTGGGAGGACCCTAAAAATAGTAAGGGTGGTTGTTTTTCATTCAAAGTAATTAACAAAAATGTTTATGATGTATGGGTGAACTTAGTTATGGCTATTACCGGAGAATATATTTCAAAAGATATGAATTTCTTGAATTCTATAAATGGAATTACAATATCTCCTAAGAAATCTTTTTGTATTATTAAAATATGGATGTCTAATATTGAGGAACAAAATCCTAGAAAAATATGTAAAATTGAAGGCCTCACAGTTCATGGTTGCATTTTCAAAAAACACAATCCGGAATATTAATCAAAAATAAATAACTTCATATTATAATTAAATATGCAGTTATTTAGGACTTTATTATTTATGTTATTAATATTTTCTTAACCACCGAAGAAGGCGGCGTTCTATGTTTATTTAAAATATGTCAATAATATATAATGTTTGCTGAAAAAATCTTAAGAGCATTTCCTCTATTAATTCTAATAAAATGTGCGTTGGCTTATATTTTGTTTCAGGAAGAAAATGCGATGTTTCTTGGCGCTTTCTTACTTACAATGGAAGGGTTTAATTATGTATTGAAACATTTTATTCTAGAACCACTGTTGGGTAAAAAAAGTTATCCATATATAGGTTCCGGAGCTAGACCTAAAGGAGCAAAAGATTGCGGAAGTTTCGCTAATGGTTTGGCAGCAACCACATATGGTATGCCTTCCGGACATTCTCAATTCGCAATGATTGTTACCACATACTTAACATTACACTTATTAAATGCAAGTAATCGCGAATTTCCAAAACATGATATTTTGCGTGGATTGATGCTTATCGCAGCATTTATAATGGGCGTGTCTGTTTGTTTAAGTAGAATTTATTTCAAATGTCATACATATCAACAAGTTATTGCTGGTGGTTTTATTGGTATAATTGCTGGTAGTTTTTATTACTATCATGAAAATAAAATTATCAAAATTATTAAAAATATGTTTTAAAAAAATATATTACTATTATATGACAATATATCTTCCCAATGATATTAAATTAATTATTTATTCCTATGGGTCTAAAGAAATATTAATATTTGATAATGATTTTTATAGTTATATAAAAAAATTACGAGAAGAATTTTTTTATAATCCGCTAAAAATTAAATATTGGATTGAAACATGGGAATACCCATTTGATAAATTACCTAGGTCATACACTGTTATTCATAAATTAAATAGTCATATTTCACCCACTAGAAGTATAGATAATAGTTTTAATGAAATGGAAATTTCTGGATTTATTCCTCTAGGAATAATAAATGACCTGGGAGAGATTTCCAAACCATCTTTAGATATTAAATGTATGTTAATTCCCAATAATGTTATTTATAGTAGAACACGCCTATATATAACTACAAATGTTCAATATTATGATATTCATAAAATAATTGTGGATGATATAGCACGCGGAAAAATCTATTGTAAGTTGTGGAGTATTTAATCTTTACTTATTATATATGTCCAAAAGAAGAACTCGTAAAAGAGGTAGTGGTAAAAAAACAGAAGCAGAAAAAATATGGAAAGAATTTCTAGCAAGAAGAAAAGATGCGAAATATAGAGAGTTTATGAAAAAAAATCCTCTAAAAAAAATGACTGTTAAAGATGCTTTCAAACAACCAAATTTACCCAAATCATCAACAACATATAACGTATTAACAGACGCAAAAATTAAAGAATTAGAGAAAGATTTAATGAAAAAATCAGGAACTTATGTAGAAGGTAAAACAGTTACAAAATATCCAAAAAAAGCAGGTAGAAAAAGAAGAAAGACTAAAAGAAGAAAGACTAAAAGAAGAAAGACTAGAAGAAGAAAGACTAAAAGAAAAAGGCGTTAAATTTTGTTATTTTATATATTCCAAAAATATATAAAATGACTACAAATGGTCACGATTATACTATAAATCACAAGTTAAATGATATCAGTAAAGAAAATACATCAAAAGAAAATATAAATGAGGTTGGAAGTTTTATATGTAATTATTGTTGTAAAATGTTTAGAATGAATAGATTAGATTTTATTGTTCATCAAAACTGTTGTAAAGAAGCGGACCATTCCGATAGTCCCATAACAACAAGATGGATGAAAAAAAAACCATTAATAAACCAATTCGGTGATGAGGGATTGTATGATGAAAAGAAAGCACATAGAGAGTTTTTACAAAAAAGAAAAGAAAAAGCTGATTTAAAAAGAGTAATTAAAAACAAAAGAATGGGTCTTTATGATGATAGGCCACCAACAAGATAATATTTATATATATATATATAAATATGATTGAAAGTATCATTGGTTCTGGATTATTATTATTAATGTTTTTTTTAGCAGGGATTAATAAAATTTTAAATTTTAAATCTACTGTTAGTGGTTTTAAAAGTATGTTTTTTATGAAGAAATTACCTAACATTTTTTACACATTGATTATAGTCGGAGTTATTATACTTGAAATTGTAGCTCCAATTATAATTATGATAGATATTTCAGGTTTTTATCCATTACAGGGATTATCCTTTTTATCTAGTATTGGATTGGCAATATTCACAATTTTAGCAACATTAATGTATCATCCTCCCACGGTCCCTAAAGAGAAAATGAATTTTATGAGAAATATGTCAATAACAGGGGGTTTAATATTATTGTCCAGCTTCTTCTGATTGATTTTCTAGTAAGATATCATTAATATCGTCATTTGATAAAAATTCTATAGGTTCTATATCAGTTAAATTGTAATCTTGATTATCTTTACTAAAATAATTTATTTTGTTACAAAGAAACCCTAAGGGGTTTTTTACAGTATCATATACTTTTTCTACAAAATCTATATGTTCTCCCATTTTTTTACAATCACCTTGTACTTCATGACGTAATATATTTATAATATCATCTATTTTTTTCTCAATATTATCAATTTTTTCCTTAATAGTATTGATTTCTTTCAACATATTATTGTTTTCTTCTAAAATTATACTTCTTAACATATAAAAATTTAATTATTTAAAAATTCTTATATAAACTAAAAATAAAATTGAAAATTGAACGATCCATCCAGATATCCCATCGTGATACATGCTTCTAATAACACCCCCTTCTTCTTCTAATCTTTTGTAATAAGTTTCGTCTAATCTGGGAAATAATTTACTAAATTTCATTACAAACCCATAAAGAGCACTAACAATAAATGAAATTAACATAAATTTGAAAACATAATAGTAACTACTAGTCCTTTTTGGAAAAGGAACCATATTTACAATGATTACTTGCGTGGTTGCTCCCACAAATGCAGCGACTAATGCTGCTGCTAATAAAGTATGTTTCTCAAAATATGGTTGTAGGTATTCTATAAAAGGTAGATATTGTTTTACTATTTTAGGTAATTTATTAAAATTTAAAGACATGAACCGTAATACTACATCCCATAATCCGGTAATAACAAAAGTTAATATATATAATTCACTATTAAGCATATATATATTAATTATATAATATCCATTTTTAAAAACATTAAATGAGAATGATAAGCGGTCATTGTAAATCCTAGAACTAATAATACAATGCCGTGATTTTTAAAAGTATTTGTTTTATTCATAGAATATCCCAAATAAACAAAATACAAACCTGTTAAAATATGAGTTAGCCATATTAATATCCCCGGAACACCAAAATGATATTTCATTATATATTATTCAAATATTATTTATGAGCTAGGTAAAGGCGCTAAGCATAGTTTAATTTCTCCCAAACTAGCAACAGAATATTTAACAACTAATGGTAAATCATTTTCTAAATGCATTTCAATACTATTGCATAGATTAGTACATTTAATAAAATAACCTAAATTTTTAAGAGAAAATTCACCTTGAATAACCATACTATCATCTTGTTTTTGGGTGAATTCCATAATACCACCACTTTCACTTCTGCGGATTTCACATTTTGCGAATGGACCAACACATTTGAAAATTAATTCACTACCTACAGATTTAATTTCAAGTCTTTCAGATATATTAGAAAGATCACGAATAATTTTTTGAAAATCAGCTGAAGGAAGATTAATAATACTGGAAAATTTAACATCTGGTAATTCTAATTCTTCTTCGTCTGGTTCAATTAATTTTAGTTTTTGAATTTTTTGTTGTTTAATATCACCATTTTCAAATTTAAGACCCAAATTATCAACAATGCCATCAGTATAATCAGATTTTTCAATATAGATAGTCAAGGTATCGTCATTATCTATGGAATTAATAAGTTTAAAAAGATGAAACATATTGACACCAATAATAATTTTTGGGTGAGCACAATAGTAATGTTCAAACTTACTAGCTTCTAAAAATAAATGAGCTAGGATAGTATGAGATTTATCCATATTAATAATACGAATACCATCTTTTTGAAAAGTTATATTAGTTTCTAACAATATATCTTTTAATGCGGTCATCAAAGTGCGAAAGGGAGCAATTTGAACAGTTTTAATTTCTAAAACATAATTATAATCTGCTTGTGATTGTGCGACAGAAGCCATAATATATATTAAATGGTACAAATCTTTAAATACTTATGCGTTAAAATATTGAAAAAAAATTATATAAAAGAATTATTTTAATATATTCATATGACTGAATTACTCTTAACTAACGCGATAAAAGAAAAAGTGCATGATTTGTGTCATAAATTTAAAGATAGTAAAGACGCATTGAAAATATTAAATGATTACATTGATGATAATTTGATGGATTATATGAATGGTTATGAAAATATAAAAAAACATATAGATGATTATGTGTGTAATTTTTTATATGAGGATGGTGAAAGATACTATTATATAAAAAAAACGGATACTTTTATAGAATATAAAAATCATGATTATAAAGTTATTAATGAAGATATTATATGGGCCCAGATTTATAATGATTGTGGTAATAACCCCAATGGATTAATTGATTATAGTGAAAATATAAAAGATACTATTATTTCAAAAATTAAATGTCGTGAAATTAAACATGTTATACCCGAGTCTAATACTATTCAAAAAGTTATTAGTTTTTTTACACCATTATTATGTAAAACTAAAGAAGAAGTAAAATACTTTTTAACAGTTCTGGGTGATATTTACATATATAAAATTAATAACAATAATGGAAATTATTTGCAATATTTCTATGTTCCAGAATATAGTAAGCCATTAATACAATATCTTGTTAATTCATTTGAATTATTTTTTGGATATCACCCCCAAACTAGTATTTTTAAATATAAATATTCGGGGCTTGACTACAATAATAGTAGAATTATTACATTTAAAAAAAGTGCTTTCCGAAATTCAACCTCTTTCTGGACAAGGTTTTTAAGTGATAATATGTTAAATATTCTTATGACATGCATACATTACTCGGTTAGATATATAAATAGTGATAATTATGCTGAAAAACAAATACATTTAAATAATGTATTTCATTTGAGAGATAATACTACCGATAGTATTATAGATGAATTTAAGAATTCAATGATTATAAACGATAAAGGAAATACACTTACAAATAGAGATATTTATTTTTTATGGAACTTATTTCTAGATAAAAGAGGAATGCCATCAATAATGTATAAAAATGATTTTTTAGGAAAAATGGGTGAATTAACAGATATGAATAGTCAATATTTGGAACCGGCAAGATATTTTAGAGGTTTTTGGTCAGAATGCATTGATTGTTATGATGAAAATGATGATGAATTAGAAATGAGTGAATTGGCAGAATTATACAGTATATGGTTAAAAAATATGAAAAATAAAATTATGAAACAAGAAGAATATCATTTAGAAGAATTGATCAAATATTTTTATATTCATGT